GATGGGAAGCGGAGGTAGTGATATTTCCGTTACCGGAGGAACCAAGAACTGACCACTCGGCACGGTCTCATAAGCATGCTCTTCGGCATGCGGTGGATAGGTGCCTGTGGACTAGAGGTTGGTTACTGCGGGACTCGAAGCCGTTCAAGGCCCCAAGCGGTGCTGTTCCTGGATTTATCCAGGGCATAACACAAGCGCATGGAAGTCCAAGGAAGTTAACCCTTGAATCCTGCATGCGTGCTGAACTAATAGTGGTGATAGCCACTAGTGTCCAACGGTCCCTTCCTACGCGATTGGCAGCAACGGTAGGCCTGCAACGGGTTAGCAACCTAAACTGCAGGAGTCGAGGTTAATGAACCGTTGGCCACTCCAACAACTAATCAATAATCTGCTTTCGCATTTATTAATGTAGTTGCTGCGTGGATCAAAGGCCTGGTATCATTCGGAGCTACGGCTCGTAGTTACTTTAACCTTGTCCGTGACTCATGATGGGTCCGTGACAATCTTAAGCCCTTTCCGGGTTCGACTACGTTCCGCCGGATCTCCCGGTTCACACCCAAACTCATTGATATGAGATGGATGGAACCTTCGGAGCTCCGCCGGGTGGTATCTCGCCTAGTCAAGGTGCTTGGTCTCAGTATGGGTCCCTGGATGGTATTGGCTGATCGGTTACACCGTTTATGGACGTTAGGAGGAAGTAAATTCCTCATTTCGTACATGAAGGAGTGTCGATTAGCCCTTATCGCATGGTCTGCCAAGACCCCGTATACGCCTAATCCAGGTGTTCGGGTCAGAATCAGACCGTCGGGGTGGCCTTCGATCGTGCCTCGGGCACTCCGCGTTGATAATTTATCTTCGCTTAGTGCCAAGATCACATTTCGAGGTCTCCACACTGTCTTCAACTTGTACCGAGTAATGGATTGGAAAGGGGCGTCACCAGATTTCTCTAGTATTACCCAAGGGTTTACTGGAGTATCAGAGACACTTTTCCCCAAGGAGGTTATTCACGTCCTGAAGTTGTTACCTACGGTTAAGTTTCCTTTTGGGATAACTGCACCATGGGTTAACACTTCGGCGGGACCTAATCATCCTTGGTCAACATGGTCGAGTGGTAAAGATGTCCTCGCGTGGTGCCTTAATCCACATATTCTTGTGGGTTACTGGGTCTACGCATGGGCAACGTCACAAACCTTTCTAGCCTTATGGCTGACGAGTTTGGCCACATTGCTTCTTCCTATCGCTTTAGTGCTTAAGTGCCGGAAAGTTCGATTGAACCTTGGCCGTTTAGCGGTTCTGGCGAAGGACGGAGGGGGTAAACGTCGAATTGTAGGGGTGGTGGACTTTTGGTCCCAGTGGCTTCTTAAGTCACTGCACAACTACTTATTCGACATCCTCCGACGCATTCCTCAGGATGGTACATTTGACCAACTCGGGCCTTTACGGCCCGTGATGGACTACGCACGTTTAGGACACCCTTGCTATAGTTTTGACCTTAGCAATGCCACTGATCGACTCCCTGTTGCTTTACAGCAACAAGTGTTGTCGGGTCTGTTGGGGCCTTCCTTGGCTTGGTCATGGCGGTTATTATTAACCGGCCGTGATTATTTCCACGAGAAGGCGGGTAGAATTCGGTACTCTGTCGGTCAACCGATGGGGTGCCTTTCTTCCTGGGCGATACTGGCTCTGACACATCATGTGATCATCCAAGTCGCCGCCTACCGAAC